TTCCAGAACATTAGTCCATTTCCTCCGGCTGTTCACGATTCATGGACACTCCCTGATTTTGAACACGCATATTCATTTCCTCGGACTCCACAAGCATCTTGTTGGCTTCCAATGCCTTCTGGGTATCGAGTGCTTCCTTGATTACATCATCCAAAAGATCGTAAGACTCAAGCACCTTCCCAAGCATCTCAGTCTTGAAGGGGCCAGGATCGGCCTGTTTCAGAACCTCAAGCATCGCATCACGCGGGGCAGTCTCAGCCCTCTGCTTCCGCTGCATCTGAGACTGGGCCTCCTGCATGGCAAGTTCCTGTTCACCCTGAGCCTGAGCCGCCAACATCTTCTGCTCGGCCACAACCTCAGCCGGGATGGCAATGTTCTGGTCGGTCATGCCCTTAGCCCGCATGAACAGGTCAAAGATCCGATCCAGATTGGTGCGCTCGGCCCACTGGGGAACCGTGCCAATGATCTGAACCAGATTCAGCAGATCACCAACCAGATTCTCCTTAGCCATCAAGCCCTGCAAGCCACGGGCGTTGATGCGATAGTCACCCATGATCTTCGGGTCATCCGAGAACATCTGATAGAACTTGGCCATCGCAGTAGTGATTGGCACAATCAGATACGTCTCGAAGTTGTAGATAACAGTCTTGAGCGCAGTAGCAGCAGCATTGAACTGGAGAGTAGCACCTTCAGCCGTGCGGTTATGGGTTCCCTGCCCACCCATGCCCATCAAGGCATTGGGGATACCAGTCTGTTCCTGGATGAACTGGAAGTGACGCTGCTGAACCGCATCGACCTCAGTGAACGTGGAGGGCACATTCAGGAACTCGACAGGCTTGCGCTGATCCTGGATTTCGCTTCGCTCAGCAACCCAGATCCGACCAGCGCGAATCTCAATATCGCGATGACCTGGGTGTAGCATATCAGGATAGACCACTGGCTGGGGACGCGAGGTAAGGGCCATGTTATCCATCTTGGCTCGTTCACAGGCGTTGATGGCATCCTGAGAATCGAACATCATCTCGGCCACGCCCATGCCCCAGATACTGTTGGGAACCTTCCGGTAGGGCACGAAGTAGAACGGGATGCGGCTCTTATGCAGCTTGCTCACACGAACAGAAATGACCTTGTGCCCAATCTTCCAGATAGCCGCCATGACCTGTTCATTAAGCAGGTCATCCGGCACATCCTTGCCACAGTCACGCAGATCCCGGCCACTGATCCAACCCCAACGGATCAAGCACTGGAACTTATTGGCAGGCCCATGCGTCTGCGGCTTGCTATTGACCGTGTCCAGCGTGGTTTCCCACCACTCAGGCGTATAGTTCCCATTGGGGTTAGCGTCCAAAACCTCGTCAATAGCTTCGGTATCGAACCCCGGCTTCCCACGCAGATCCCGCAGTTTGGGGACGCTCATAATGTTTCGATGGATCACATATGCGCAATCTTCAACGCAGCGACCAGTCGGGTCAGGGTAAACATCCCAAGGAGAACAGTATTCCACTTCTGGCTTATACTTCTCATCCTCGGCGTCTTGGTTCTCCATTGCCTTGAGAGCTTCTTCCATCCCAAGGTTCTCGCGTTTCTCGGCTGCAAAAGGCCCAGCCAGAATGCCAGTCCCATACAGCGCAGCATCAAGAACGCTCATCTGGAGCTTGGAGGAATAGTTCGTCTCAACGAACCCATCGTCAACATACATTCCAAGCCGGTCAGCCCGGAACTCGGCCTCCTTGCGGATAGCATCCTCAATCTGGATCTCGTCCGCGCCCTCAGCAGCCAACTGTGCTGCAATAGCCGGGATGGTTTCACGGGGCGTTGCATCAATCGTGTAAGGCTTGTCCCCAGGAGGCATGAGGACGGGGATAATCATGGAAACGGCGGTCTGAATACGTGGGGCCGTGACCTGAACGAACGCCTTGGACGTGGCGCCTTCCAACGAATACGAGGGATCGTAAACGCCTTTCAGATTGTAGTGTGCACGTAGAAAGATTTTTTCCTGCTCAAGCCGTGCCGCCTTGGCATCGCTAAACTCAGTGTCAATCTTTTGAGCAAAATAATCAGGCTCAATCTTTTCAACCTGCACTTCCAATTTTTCATCCATCATTCAACCCCCATAGACGCGGATTATAACACAATAATCAAATGCCAATTCGTTTATCAAATGGAACATGCTCTTTTACAGTGAATTGCAACTGAGGCTTTTTGGCACCGGGAACAACCGCCTTATCAATATGCGCTACCGCATGTTCAAAGGCGGCAATCGTGTCATCCTTGACGCGAATGATTGTTCGGCCATCTTCCTTGGTCTGATATGTTTTCATCTCCTTTAGCAACTGTGGGCACTTGTCCTTGAAGATGTAGAGGCGACCAGTTGACATGCGCGACCGAACTTCCTCAATCCGCGCCCATCGGTCCTTGCCTGCATTAAAGTTCTTCATCCCAAGTTCTTCATACAACTCAGCGGTAGATTTTCCGGTCTGACTAGAGCGGTTATAGGCATCGTGTGACATGGCATACGGTATTTCCTGACCCCAGCCCATAAGTGCAAGCCTGTGCTCAGGAGGTGTTCTGTTCGACACACAGTATTCGTTGTAGACGTAGATGCAATCTGCATCACGATCCCACGCAGTCGCAACCACGGCTGTTGGGTGGTTCAATCCGAGGTCAAAACCAAATAGGCGCGGCCAGTGCTTCGGCAGTTCAAACGAGTCACATGTGTAGTCCTCTAGCTTCGCCTTGTAAATAATGCGACTACCCTTCATCGCCACGCCAGTTCGACGGGCCATGCGCTCATCTTCCGGGAACCCATCAAGGATTTCCTCAATCATTTCTTCCGTCAAGAACGGGCAATCATCCATTGAGATCGCAAACTTCTTGACAAGCTTACTTTCCATAATCCATTCATATACCGGGTCATCGTTAATCACTGGCGTGAAGGTGAACACCATCGTTCCCTTCTTCACAAGCAAACGGATCTTGCACTCATTCACAATGGCCTGCGGGGCCTGTTCATCAAAGTAAACGCGATCAATCGTAGAGCCCTGGAATGATTCACGCCCCTGATCGAACGAGAAGAACTGAACCGTAGAGTAACCGCCAGATGAATGTTTAATCCACGCCTTGTTGATACACCCAGGCGGATTGCCCTTCTTAATCATCTTGTCCATGTCAATACAGTCTTTGGGGATGAATCCGGTTCCCCACTGACCGATTGGACCAAACAACTTCTCCTGGAGCGTATCGCGCACACGCTCGCTCGTCTCGCCAACAATCCAGATATCTACTGGACGATCATACCGTCTACCCTTCCACTCTTTATGATAGATACCAGTGAGATGCGCAGCTTCCTCAAACATGCCGCTAGTTGTCTTGCCAACCTGGTTAGCGGCAGTTAGCGCCTTGTATCTGGAGTCACAGTTGAGATAATCCCATTGCTTATCGTAAGGAACCCAATCGAGAATCTTGGATTCCTTCTTAGCCTTAGCGAAGGCCTCTGCTACCTTAAGCCGTTCTCTCAGGACTGTTTCGTCAATCTCGCTCATCATCTTCACCAATAAACGAGTGATAATCGTTAAAATCACCAACCATGCGCTCTTTAAGCATTGTCACAAGCCCCAACTGCTCTGCGAACCGTCCGTCTCGATGATAGGTGACATTCCCGGCGCGATCAGAGTATGCAATTACAAAGCTCTTGATATTCTTGGACTTCGCCGCCATTGTCGCAAGATTATCGATTAGGCTGTCTGCGCTCTTAGGCTTCATCTTTCACAACCTCGCCTTCAACAATATCAGGCATTACTTCTTTCAGTTCTGGGTTCTCGTTCATCAACTGTTTGAGACGATCAAGCATTTCCTCTCGCGTCATGCGATCTGTAATATCCTCAACCTGCTGAATCTGCTTATCAAGATACTTCTCATTGAACTTGGAAGCAGCAGCTTGCAGCGTCTCAACCTGTAACTTCAAAATCTGGGCATTGGTTCTCTCGCCAATAACCTCACCTTCCTTGTTAAACACAGGCTCAGACGGTCTAGAGTTCATGGCAACATGCAGACCTTGTTCATAAAGAATGTCACCAAATACCTTCTCAGCCTCTTTCAGATCCTCATCAAACTTTGGATATCGACGACGCCAGACGCGCACATCAAGCGGATCAGGCCATCCAGGATCAGACTTCAACAAGGACACCAGCGGGACGCCAGACGCAACCCCCTCAACAATCTTACCCATGACCTCGGCCCGAGACAGAATCTCACCAGCAACTTCATAAACTTCCGCGATCTTAGTAAGGTCGTGAGCACTACGAACCTTGAGCGTCCGGTCACGAACACGATTGGTGACAACCCAGTGAGGCAGATTCATCGCATACTTATCAGTGAACTTAGCTTCGACCGTGGTTTCATGCCCCATCTTCATTGGCTGGTAACGAGCCGCCATAGCCAAGTGCATCGGACTACTTTCATTCTTTTCTTCTACTATTGATTCATCTTTAATCGGGATCTTGTCGCGCACGGTGTTGCTATAATCATCAGCCCGAGCGATGCCTTTCTTGCACGAATTGCATTGAGTATGCTTGGCAGGGTTCCAAGTCTTACAATGCGAGCATTCCCACTCACCGCCTGGATAACGCCTATTAACGCCTTCTGCGTCAATCTTGTATTTGTATTCCTTCTCAGTCTTGGATTTCTTCCCAGCCATATCCACACTCTACGCATTCATCGTTATGGGCCTGATTGAACGCACCGCAAAACGGACACGTCCAGTTGTTAGGATAATAGAACTCGCTGTAAACCACTTCCTCATCATCGATCATTTCACTTCCCCAGGAGGTAGTTTACCAAGAATGTTGTTGATATAGAAGGACTCACATTTGTTGAGCATGTCTGACTCAATCTCCATGTCTCGTTCAATCCTGAACTCGAAATACTTGTTCCCACCAACAAGTGCTGCCAGAAACCAGCAGTCGTAGTCAAGCAGGGCCATATACCAGCGGCATTGGTATTCATAGTCTTTTGGGATCTCCCCTCGTTTATATTGTGCAGCATACCTCTCCCCAGCAGTCTTGATCTCTAACCCCTCTCTCTCCCCATAGATCAAGCGATCCGGGGTGCCACAACGCCAGTCTTTCTCCACATAGACCCCATCCGTCAGCCATACCCCACGCGATTGATGGAACTTCAGGGCAACATCTTGCTCCAGCCGGTTCCCCCACTCGATGTATTGGTTTGTCTCGAATGGGACTCCAATACCCATCTTCTGACGCCACAGATCCATTGGTGTCCGGAACTTGGAGAAACCAAGTATT